CACTGACCTGAAGACGCGCATGCACCTCGTCCCAGAGGACGCGGTCAATGATCGGTTCATGTGTTCCCTCGAAATACTGATCGCGGTTCTTGAGTTCGCCGAGGTAAGTTCGGCAGTGCAGCATCTTGAAGATCGTGCTGCGATCGTGCGGCCTGCCGATATGTTGCCGTCCGGTCTTCGCCGTCCACGATTTGTTGCACCAGCCGCGCGCGCGGGCCTCCTGCGCCACCTTCATCATCGAACCCACTTCGAGAAAGCGACGAAACAACGTACGGACCTGCTCGGCCTCGTCCTCGTTAATCACCAGCCGGCGATCCTTCACGTCGTAACCCAGCGGGGTGATGCCGTGCATCCACATGCCCTTCTTCTTGCTGGCTGCGAACTTGTCGCGGATGCGCTCGGATGTCAGCTCGCGCTCGAACTGGGCGAAGGTCAGGAGGATGTTCAGCAGCATCCGCCCCATCGCGTCGGTGGTGTTGAACTGCTGGGTCACCGACACAAAGGTCACGCCGTGTTTGTCGAAGATCTTCACCAACTCGGCGAAGTCGAACAGGGAGCGGCTGAGGCGGTCGATCTTGTAGGAAACGACGATATCGATCCGGCCCGCCTCGATGTCCGCCATCAGCCGCTGCAGGGCAGGGCGTTCGAGCGTGCCTCCCGAGAAGCCGCCATCGTCGTAATCGTCGGCGACCGGAATCCATGCCTCGGCGCGACGGCTGGCGATGTAGGACGCACCCGAATCGCGCTGGGCATCGATCGAGGTGTATGCCATCTCCAGCCCTTCCTCCGTGGACTTGCGGGTGTAGACGGCGCAGCGCAGGCGCTTGGGTGCCGTGGCGCTCATCGGCCACCCGCCTTGCGCAATCCGAAGAAGGCGGGACCGGACCAGCGAGTCCCTGTAATCGCGCGGGCAATCATCGACAGACTCGGGTATCGCTTGGCGGCATATTCGAACTCGCCATCGGACAGCACAAGCACGCGGTGTTCGATGCCGTCGTAGATGCGGATGAGTTCGGTGCCGGCGATCGGGACCGCACCGACTGGCTGTCGCTTCAACTGCCCAGTCGCGATCAATTCGTCGATGTGGCGCTGGTTACGCGCGAGCACGCCGGGATGGGTCTTCTCGTATTCGATCTCCTGCCAGCGATAAGCGATCCGCTTCTCGACGAAGCGGCGGTTGATCACCAGCGGCTCGGTGCCGTAGAGCCGCCGCCATTCCCGGGTCAATTGCGGCCAAGTCCAGGCGCTCAGCCCGGCGATGCGGGCCGCCATCGGTGAAAGTGTGGTGGGGGAGGGAGATTCTCGCGTCATGCCTGTGGACTCCGGTGTGCGGGGTTGGCATGTACGCGTGGTTCGGTCTGGAAGCCAAGTCCACGGTCAACCGGAGAGGCAAGACGTACAGTGCTCGGATCGACGTCGCGAGCGCGCAAACGGCGCAAGCCAAGCGCCAACAGCCCGGCCGCTTCCGTGCGGCGCTGGGCGGGCGTCATGCGTGCAGGATCACAATCGTTGGAAGGAATCACAGGGTCTCTGAGGGATGTCAAACCAGCCGCCAGTGTCACCGCAGCGATTGACTGCTGTATCGCAAGGCAACGCAATGCGAGGACGATGCCTTAGAGAGATCAACGATCCAATCGACGACGTGATTCGATCGCCTGTCGCGGACCGGTCAGTCGTCTGCTGTTGATCTCCGCAGTGCGCCTGCGATGTCAAGCGCGAACTCGCACAAGTAAGCCAAGCCGCCGTCGATGCCGGTTTCTGTACCAATCACCAGAAGGCGGCGCACCGCATCTTCGAGATCAGTCGCCTCGCGCAAGGCTGTGGCAGTCTCGACGCCGCTGGCGACCATCAGCAAGGGGCGTTGTTCCGAAGGAATGTCGCGGAACGGGGTTTCGCGCGTCGTCTCGGTCATATCCGCGCTCCCGAATCGGAACAAGCCGCCAAGCGCGATGAACGATGTTCGACCCGAATCGGGCCTGATAGAGTATTTGCAGCCATTGTCGTTCCTCTCGTGAACGGTGGTGGTTAGGGCGGCCGGGGTGTTAGCGCACCTCGGCCGTCCGTGTTTCCGGCGTATGCCGGGGGAGTGGTGCTGGTGATGACGCGACCGTAGTTCTTGCGCGTCATGCGCCTACACGTGTGTGGTTGTTCTCCAAAGTGGGCAGCGTGGACATTTCGATCACGTTCTCCGTCGGCCAGCGATCGTGTACTGGGCGTCGCGGATCTTCGCGAGATCGTCGAGTCTGCAGCGGGGGCTCAGACGATCTTCGACGGCAATGATGGTGGCGTGGAGGATGTCGCCGCGTTCCGCTGATGACTGTGCCTCGGCATAGCGAGCAATCTGTTGTTCGATCAGCATGCGTGTCGCCGTCATCGCTTCGATCAGGCGCTCCAGTTGGCGATGGCCTTCATCTTGGTCGGCAGTGGGCGTGGCGTGTTCGTCTTGCATGGCGAGATGTCCGTGTCGGTGTGGACACATGAACGCGCTGTTCGCGGTGGAAGCCAAGTCCTTCAGCGCATCTTCTTCGCGAGAGAGCAATGATCGGCTTGTGACCCGATCAGCGGCTCGCGCTGGCGTCAGACGCAGGCGCAACGAGCAAACATGGCTGCGGTCGACATTTTTTGCCGACCGTGCCGGCCGATGACGTGGCGTCAAACCGGTGGCGAATTCTGCGCAATGGCGTGCAGTTCAGCCTGTGCATCCGCCGCCAACCCGATCCGGGCGTTGACCGTCGCCCACGTGCAGACTGTGGACAGCGCATGGTTCACGACACGCGACTTCTCGTGGAGCGGGGCTGCCTGATAACGCGCTTGGCAGCGTTCGATCTCACGCAACGCGTGTTCAAGCGCTTGCCGGATGTTGGTCAGTGCGTCCTCGCCTTGCGTGATGGCGCGGCGCGTGTTGAAGGCGTGTTCGTCGAAGTCAGTGCTCATTGGAGAAGTCCCTTGTGTGCAGGTGTGCATCCATGAACGCGCTGTTCGGCCATGAAGCCAAGCGGCAACGCTGTAGATTTGTGCGATAGACAAGCGTCGTACAGGTTCCAAAAGCAGCGTGCAGGTTATGTGTCCTGCTCGGCCAGCGGCGGCGCGAACCCGACGATCCTGTCGGTGCCAGACGCGGCGCGTCGGTTGATTTCGGCGAGGACATGCGCGCGCAGATCCGTGTCGCCGCGGTGAATCGCGAGTAGGAAGGTGGTGTCGAGCGTGGTCACGCACTCGGCGAGCGGAACGTCGTTGCTGGTGACATAGCGTTCGCCGTCTTCGAAGCCGATCTCGTAGGCTCCCGCAAGTGCATCGAGCAGCGTCTGGATGCGCGCGATCTCGGTGGGGTTGCCGGAGGCGGCGACCACATCGATGTCGGTGTCGAAACGGTCGCGCACGATGCGGCGGTACGGGTCTTGATCGTTGCGGAACACGTGCGTTGTCATGGGAGTCTCCGACTTACCACACGATGCCGGTGGGGCTGGTGGCGATGCGCGCCAGCAACGCGGCGAGCGGCTCGACCTGCGCGCCTTCCGCGACAGGCGCGAGCAGCGTGCTGCCGGTGTCGATCAGTTCGATGCGGATGACGTCGATGCCGTTGCTGGCGTAGGCGACGTGCTTGCGGCCGTCGATGCGGCGCATGAGCGCGTTCGGTGTGCGTGCGCGCAGGACTTCGCGTTGCCATGCATGCCGTCCACGCTTGCCGGGGACGCGCACCAGCAGGGTGGCGAGGAAGAATTCCTTGACGCGCTTGGGTTGCTTGGAGACGTTCGTTGTTTTCATGATCTGTCGATGTCCGTGTCGGGGTGGCATGTACGCGCTGTTCGGGACCGAAGCCAAGCGATCCGCGCGTTTTATCTCGCGCACAGATTCACCGGACGGCGACCGCCTTGCGGCCCTGCTCGACACCTGCGTTGTAGGCCGCTTCGAGGGCGTCGTGCAGGCGCTCAACTGACACTTCGTGGAAGTCCAGTCGATCCGAGCCTTGCGGCTGGAGCGTTTCGATGCCCAGCGTTTTCTGTGCGATGCGGGCGAGGAGTGGTTTGATCGTCTTCATGGTCGGTGCCGTGGTGGTGTGCGTGGGGATGACATGAACGCGCTGTTCGATGAAGAAGCCAAGTTGAATTGGCTTTTATTCCGACGGGTTTGGAATTCGGTTATCCGAGGCGGGCGACGTAACGGGCGTAGTCGTAGCCCGACGGGTCGACGTAGAGGTAAGGGCGACCGGGCGCGCGGACTTCGATGCACAGGCAACCATCGGCGACGTTGCCACCCTTGCCGGCGAGCCATGCCTGCGGCCGGCTCAGATCCGCCGCGAAGGCATCGAACTGGGCGATGGTCATTTCGACCGTTTCGGTGACGTAGATTCGATGCTCGCCGGTCGCGCACATCTCGCGCAGAGAATCGGGCTTGCACGCGAAGGGCAGGCGCGCACCGAGTTCTTCGACCTGAATAGGGTTGCCGCGAAATTGCAAGGTGCGTGGCGTGCGCGGGATGTGGAGGGTCATGGTGTAGGGGGTGGCGAGCGTCATCGTGGGCATGTGCGTTTTCCGCGTGGGCGTCGGCGATTCGACGAGGACATGAACGCGCTGTGTGCGAGAGAAGCCAAGCGCAAAATGATGTCGCGCCGCGACATCCGGACACGTGTCGTACAGCTTTCGTGGATGCGTTGACGACGCACCTGGATTACGCCAACCTGCGCAGGCTCACACGTTCGACGCGTCCCGCGAACGCAGCGTCGGCGGCGACACGCAGCGCGGTGTGCGCGTTCGCGGTGAGGGTGTCGACGAAGGTGCCGCTCGCGCCACGCGCCTCAACGTCGACGGGCGCGTTGCCGACGAATCCGACGCGCACCGTTCCGGCGGTGACCTGGGACAACACGAGCTCGATGCGATACACGCCACCGTCGACGAAGGCGAACGGTTGTTCGAGGGGCGACGCGACGCCTGCGGCCTTGACCGCGGCGCCCCCGGCGATCGACCAGCCAGCACCGAGCGTCCACGCGGCGGGCGTGTCGAAGTCGGCATTGGTCAGCTTTTCGCCGCATTCGCACTGCAGCGTGCGGATGTGTTTCTGTCGGCTGGACAGCGTGCCGCGCCGGCTCTCGACCTCGATGCGCAGCATGGCGTCGTTGGCGAGCAGCACATCGACGCTGTGCTGCGTCCCGGTGATGCCGGTCGTCTCGTGCAGTACCGCGCCGCTGAGCGCGTGGACGATGCGCACGCGCGTCGCCGTGCCGGGTTCGGGACCGATGCTGCCGGCCTCGTGTTCGATCAGGCGATCGCCCTGCAGGACGCGATCACGATGCGCCCACGCGAACGACACGCGCGCGAAGCTCGCGGCGGGCCAGGCGCTGCCGTTAATCCGCAAGCGACCCGGGGGATAGGGACGCGCGTGACGCGCGTCGAGGCGGACCTGCGCGATCGGTGCGAGCGCGGGATCAAGCGTGCCTTGCTGGGTGCGGGTCAGGAGTTTGGCGTCGATGATTTCGCCGGCCAGGTATTCGGTGGGATCGGCGCCGACGTAGGTGTCGGTGAACCAGACCCGAGCACCTGCGGCGTGCGGTACGGGCACGGTGTCGACGCAGCCGCGCGCGATCGTCAGCGTGCCGGCGACCGCATCAATCGCGTCGATCCGGACCAGTTCGTCATCGATCAGGGCTTCGGTGCCGACAATGACCAGATCGAGATCGCGCATGTCCGCCAGCAGGGCCTGCGTGTCGGTCGGCCCGAGCGCGCCCGCGAGGGTGGCTGTGGCCGAGAAGTCGCCGCTGGCCACCTCCTCGAAGGTGCCGCCCGACGTGCGCGTGGAGAGCACGTAGCCATAGGCAGGGCCATTCGGTCGCGCACCGAGCGCTACCACGAAGCCGGCATCGTCCTCGACCAAGGCCAGATCCGCCGGCCGCAGACGACCGGCGAGATCGCGGTACGTGGCTTCGATCAGCCGCTGGGCCGGCAGCGGTTGCGGCCGGGGATCGGGCGGCGTCCACGGTCCGATCACAGGACGCAGATAGGTGGTCGCGGCCATGCCGTCGATGTCCTGCAGCAGGACCAGCGCAAGCGCGCCATCGGTGCGTGTGCCCTCGTCAACCTCCAGCACCCGCACCGGCATGCGCTGCACGCCCTTGCGTCGCCAGGACAGCGCGAGCACGTCGCCGCGCTTGATGCCCCACCAGCGACGATCGACGGTGAGTTTGATCCGCTGCAGCAGGCTGCTCGCCGCCTGGGTTTCGCGCGCGGCCACGCGCTCGCACAGGGTGCGATTCCACAGTCCCGGCAGCGCACGACGATCGGCGATGACGCGCCCCTGCGCCTGGACGTTCGCCATGTTCTGGAACGTGGCCGCGATCTCGAGATTGGTCACGCAATCGCGACCGAGCACCGTGACCTCGTTGACGCTGCCATCGAGCAGCGGCGTCTGCCAGCTCTCCACGGCCAGCACGCTGGTCTCATCGAGCAACGGCAGCGTCGCGACGTCGTAGTCCGGGCGGAACAGCCGGTAGACGAACTGGCCGAGCATCGGATCGAACGCCCATAGCCCGCCGACATGGTTGTTCACCGTCTGCAGGAAATGTCCCACCGAGTCCCCGCGCCGCCAGCCCAGGCACAGCCCGAACGCCTCGTCGTGCAACTGCTCGGCCGCGTGCAGGAAGCTCTCCGCGTGCAGCAGCGCCGGATCGAGTCCCACGCCCCACACCGTATCGGTGAGGCACTGGTAGTGGATGTGCGCCGCGTTCATGCCACGGCCGATGCGCGCGAGCGACGGTTCCCACACAGGCGTGGACCAGCCCTGCACGAAACGCCCCCAGCGCTTGGCCCACAGCTTCAGGTAGGGATTCATCGCCCCGACCATTCCGCGATAGAGCGTGGTGCAGAGCCCACGTCCCGCCGGCCACGGTCCGGGCACTTGCTGCTGCAGATACGGATCGGGCATCTGCGTCGCTTCGCCCATCCGGATCTGCAGCGTGCCGACGAGGCCGCCTTCTTTCTTGTCGCCGCCGAAGAGCTGCGGCAAGTTGATCGGCAGCGTGCGACTGCCAGGCAGCTCGCCCTCGAACACCGGCTGGCCGCCCACTTTCAAGCCCGCGAGATAGTCGTTCGGACCGATCGACTCACCCATGTACAGGTACATGAAATGGCGATAGCCGATCGTCGGCTTGCTCGACTTACCCATGTTTCACCGCATCACGACGCGAACGCCACGCGCGTAGGCGCTGCATGAGGCTTCCATGCGGCGGCGAAACGACGATCGGGCGCAGCTGCGCAATCATGATCGGGCGTCGTCGCACACGTCCGCGCACGAGCGCCGGCACGTCGACGGCCCACAGTGCGTGGACGACGCCTGCGACGATGCCGAACGCACCGAACGGGCGTTCGCCCGAGGCCCACAGCCATGCGCCGGAGAGCATCGAGCCCACGCAGGCGAGCACGATCCAGCCGCGATAGATCTGCTCACGACGCATCGGGGTGTTCCTGCGTGTGCGTGTCGTGTGACGGTTCGGCGCACACCGCTTCGCTTGCGGCGATCGCCATCGCGCGGGCGACGAAGGGATCGTCGTGCAGATGCGGAAGCGCGGCGATCTCGATGCCCTCCTCGCACAACGCACGCAGATCGATCGCGTGCTGGCGGCACCAGGCGCGAATGCTGGGCGTACACAGCGCCCCGGCGGCCGGATCGACCGCGCGCACATGGCGCAAATGGATGCG